GGATACCTAGAAGACGATGAGTTTAATAGATCTAAAACCTAGTGATGCCTTATATCTGCAAATCATGGAAGATCTGCATAAATATTGGGCTCCTCATACTGGACAAGTAAAAGTAGGCATGCCTCTTATACAAAAAGATGTAAATACTGTATTTATTCAGTGTGGACGTAAATGGGGTAAGACAGACTTTGCTGTTTACATGTTATGGAGACATGCTTTGTTACATCCTGGATCTACATGTTATTATATTACTCCAGAATTAGCTCACGGAAGAGAACTAGTTTGGCACAATGGACGTTTATCTCAATTTGGTAGAGAAAAAGATGACAAAGGACGTTTTTTACCAGGAGGAGCAGAACCCTTAAAAAAATATATAAAGAGTGTAGCTAATACTGACTCACGTATAACATTTAAAAATAACAGTACAATAAAAATTGTAGGTTCAGAGAACTGGGCTGCTGCTAACGGTCTAACACCAGACTTTGTAGTGTATGACGAATTTAAAGTATTCCATCCTATGTTTCATACAGAGATGAACCCAAACCGTATTGTACGTAAAGCCCCTCTTGTAATTATTGGTACACCGCCTAAACCAGGCGACCGTAATCAAGAGCAATACATGGAGTTTGCTGATGAATGTCTTAGTAGACAAGACTGTGCACACATTATCGCATCATCTTATGATAACCCCCACATGCCTAAAGAGGAGATCGACAGGGAAATTGAAAAACTCAGGTTACGTGGTGAAAATGATGTTATCAAACGAGAGTATTTTGGCGAAATCTCTCTCGGAGGACGAAATGCTATTTTCCCCATGTTTGATGCCAAAAAAGTCAAACGATTTTCAGGAGTGATAAATGATATACGGAAAGATCTTAAGAAGCTTGATTGGTATTGTATTACTGATCCTGGCTCCACTACTTGTTTTGCCGTTCTTTTCGCTGCTATTAATCCTTATACTAAACAGGTGTATCTTCTTGATGAGATTTACGAAACTGATCAATCTAACACAACGATTCGCCAGATTTATCCTAGGATAAAAGAAAAGATGAAAGAACTAAACCCTTACATAGAAGTAGATGATTGGTGCAAAGTATATGATGAAGCCGCAGCTTGGTTTGCTACAGAGCTAATGGGTCAATTTGGAGACTACTTTATGCCCACAGCAAAACACTTACATAAGAAAGAAAATGGACTATCTCTATGTAAAGATCAAATGGTATATGGTACATTAAACATGACAGACCGTATGAAGAAGCTTACATGGGAATGTCAAAACTATGTAAGAGATGACAAAGGCAATATACCTAAGAAAAACGACCATTTAATTGACTGTTGGCGTTACTTAAATGCAGCCGCTAATTATGATATGAATGAAGTTATAGAAAAGAAAGATATAAAAGACGATGACAAAAGAACAATGATACGTATGGAAAAAGACTTTGAAGAGTATTCAAAAGAAAAAGATTGGTCCTACGTAGTAATGCCTTGGGAGGAGTAAGCTATGGATATTACACAAATTTCAATTATTTTTTCAATTATTTCTTGCATTTTAACAATGATTCTGTTACCTTTTACTCTGTATGCTCTGATTTTGGTAAAAAGTTTGGAAAAACAAACACATACCGTACAATTTATGCCAGTAGACCAAGCTGTAAAAGAAAAGTTTGGTGATTCTGATAACGTATTCGATGAGATAAATCAAGAGCAACAAGATGAGAATGAAGAAATCTACCGTATGGTATAGGAGCATAAATGAGTTTTTTTGACGATATAGCAGCAGATAGCCCTGATAAAATCAATGTAAAACCATTCCATGCCATAGAAAAAGACGATGAAAAAGCAGTATTGACGTGGTGTAATAAGGTAGTAGAGACATTAGAAAAACAAGCTGTAGCCCGAAACGCAAGTATAAGAAAAAATTTAGAGACATATAGAGGCATATCAGCCTCGGTTCTTAGAAGTGATATCCGAAGATCAGAGCGACAATTTCTTCAAAGAGTAAACAAGTTTGTAGTAAATCATTTACATGATATGACTGAAACTCGTATATCCCAATTATCACGTCTAAAACCTGCTGTTAATGTATTACCTACAAATGATGAATATGAAGATAGAAGTGCTGCAAAGGCTACTAAGTATCTTATGGATCATTTATGGTATATAAACAATATAGATGAAATACGTCAAAAAATGTTACGTAATGCATTTATATTTGGAGAGTCTTATTGCTTTATTACATGGAATAAGAATAAAGGTGACTTGCATCCTATGTATGTAAAAGCTAGGGATATGGGAATACCTTTAACTATGGTAGATGAGCAAGGAGAGCCTTTGATAGGCAGTGACGGTAATCCTATGGTTATGGACCCTAAAGATCCAGTACATATAGGAGATATAGACTACGAAATAGAATGTCCTTGGAGAGTATTACTACAAAGACAAAAATCTATTGATAAAGTAGAATACTGTTTTAGATTGAGCGTAGAATCTACAGAAACTCTTAAGAAAGAATATCCTGATAAAGCTAACAAGTTAAAACAAACTACTAATGTAAAGGCTTTTGATGCAGATACATTAACAGATCATTTATTAGAAGAAGATACAGTAATATATGAGTTTTATCATAAAGCTACTAAATACTGTAAAAATGGTTATTACGTAAAATTTACTAATGATGTAATACTAGAAATGAGTGAACTAAGATTTTCTCACGGACAATTACCTTTTGTAAGATTTACAGATATGGATGTACCTGAAGTTCTTAATGGTATATCTCAATATGAAATGGTTAGACCTATTCAGAACATGCATGACAATTTATCTACATTACTAGCTAAAAATATTTACCTTATGGGACACTCTAAATGGGTTATGCCAAGAGGTGCTTGTAAAATAGAATCACTAGGTAATGATAATACTATTGTACAATATCAAGGTCCAGTAGCTCCTCAGATGATGCAAACGATGCCTAACCCTCCTGAAGCATACAACTTTAGAAATATGTTACGTGAAGAGATGGGTCAGATATATGGTATCCAAGGAGTATCTAGAGGAACACCTCCTAAAGGTATTACAGCAGCCGTTGCTTTACAATTTTTAAATGAGCAAGAACAAGAACGTAATAGTACAACAGTTATTAAACATAATGATATGATTAAAGATATTGCTAAAATGACATTAGCTGTATGTGGAGATTACTACGATGCAGATGATGGACGTATGTTACGTATTGTAGGTAAGAATAATAAATATGCTATAAGACATTTTGATTCTGCTAATCTAAATAAAAATTATGATATTAGATTAGAGTTAGGTACAGGTTTACCTGAGTCTAAAGCAGGTAAAATACAACGTATAGTAGAAATAATGCAAATGAAACCAGATTTACTATCTAATGAAAGATGGATTGATTTGCTAGATCTAGGTGACACTGAAAAAATGAATAATCTTTTAACTGTAGCTGTAAGAGCTGCTGAATCTGAAAATGAAGATATGATGGCAGGTAGACCTGTAGGTGATCCAGAGGATTTTGAAGATCATGTGTTACACTGGAAGGTTCATACAAAAGCCATACAGGAACGTACATTTAAAGAAGAATGTCCTCCTGAGTTAAGAGAGGAAATGCTAGAGCATATAGCTATACACGAATTTTTAATGGTAGAAAAAGCAAAAGTAAATCCTGGGTTTGAGGCTAAATTAGCCGAGTTACCTAACTTTCCAATTTTTCCTAACGGATTTGTACCAAGATCAGTAGAGCAACAAAGATTAATAGTACAAGGAGAAGCTAACCAAGGATTACCTATAACAGGAAATATACCAGGCGAAGATAAGTCAGAAATAACAGAACAGGGAGAAAACAATGAGTGAAATTAACGAAAACGCTGTACAAGAAATTAATCAAGAAGTAGATTTAGCACCAGAGGCAAATGAAAATGCTTCTGTACTGTCTTTTGATGAGCTTGATCAATTAACTGATGGCAGAGAAGGAGCAGAGTTACTAAGTGAAAGTAAAAAAGAGAGTACGCCAAAAGAGAACAAATCAGATTCTAAAGAAGCAGGTGACGCAAAAGAGGTTGACGTTGCAGAAGAAGCGATTGAAGAGGAAATTAAAAAAATCCTTGCGAAACAAGGCGAAAGTGATGTCGAATTATACGCCAATACGTCATTTAAACACAAAGTTGACGGAGAAGAAGTAGACGTAGAATTACAAGAACTTCTTAATAATTATAGTGGAAAAGTATCTTATGATAAAAAGTTTCAAGAGTTTTCTAGCGAAAGAAAAGATTTTGAAACATATAAAGAAACATACGATAAAGATATAGAGCAAATTAATGGTTATATAACAAATTTTGCTCAAAAAATTAAAAACAATGATGCAATGGGAGCATTAGAATACTTTGCAGAGTTTTCCGGTATGAAGCCTCACGAGTTTAAGAGGGAACTTCTAAACCAATTAGCTCCAGAAGTATTTCGTCTTAATGAAATGAGCCCAGAGCAGCTACAAGCAGAAGATTTACGTGCTCAAAACGAATATCTACTGCGACAACAAGAGTCTGAACAGAAACGATCCCAAGAACAGCAAGCCCAAAGGGAACTAGAATTGGAAATCGCCAATGCTCAGGAAGCTCACAATATCTCGGATGAGGATTTTCAAAATGCCTACCAGGAATTGATGGATGGAGAATTTGAAGGTAATATTACTCCTGCTGTTATAGCTGATTATTATGTACATAGTCAAGCTTTCTCCAAAGCAGAAGAAGCATTAACTCAAGTTGATCCTATGCTTGCGCAACAAGACAATATTCTTGAAACCCTTCAAAAGATTGTAATGGAGAACCCTTCTTTTGATAATGAGGATCTTGTGGAAATTGTACAAGACGTTTATGGCGACATTAAGAAAACAGCATCTAAATCTGTTTCAAAAAAGGTTGAACCTAAGAAACAGGCAAAAAAGGATCCCAAATCTAAAGAAGATTATTTAGATTGGGAAGATTTATAAACTTAATTAAAAAAGGAGACACATTATGTCACAATTTTTAGGCGTAGGACATCCGCAAAGTTTGTCGGATCAGAGTTTAAGTCTTACAGATGCGTCCAAATTGTTTAAAATTAAGTACGAGAAGCTTTCTGAAAATGTATATAACTCAGCTAACGTACTTTTAGGACGAGTAAAAAAATCATACAACTTTACAGGTAAACAACTTCAACTGACAATCCCTCAGTCTTTTGCTGGTGGTGTTGGTTCAGGTAAATTGCCTTCACCAAACGTAGCTAAGTATAGTGAAGCTATCATCAAAGCTAAAAAAGTTTACGCTGTTGTAGAAATCGACAGAGAAACAATTAAAGCTGCTTTATCTGATGAAGGTGCTTTCGTACGTGCTACAAAAGAAGTAGTTAAGAAAGGTGTTGAATCTTATATGAGAAACATGTCTCGTATTCTTTTCAATGACGGTTCTGGTAAACTAGGTTCTTCTTTAGCAGTAGACGCTTCTGACGCTAGAGCTGCTCAATTAGTTGGTACATCAGCAGGTATTGTAGTACCTATTGCTGACATGAAAGAAGCTAACTTTGAAGAAAGAGATCTTATAGATATCACTGTAAGTGCTTCTGCTTCTTCTGGAGCTGGCACTAAGATTGATGGAGTTGAAATTATTGAAGTAGATCCAGATAACAAAACTATTACTTTAGATAGCTCAAAAGTATCTTTAGGTAATTTTGAAGACGGTTCAGGAAACCTTCAAGCTGCTGACATGTTTATGCAAAACTCTGAAAACAATGATCCTATTGGATTAAAAGTTCTTTCTAACGAAGCAGGAGCTACTACTCTTCACGAAGTAGAAAGAGGACGTAGATGGCAAGCTCAAGTTGAAGATGCAGCTTCAGCAGCAGTTTCTACAGATTTGCTAAACAAGATGATGTTAAAAGTTAAAAAAGCTTGTGGTAAATCACCTAATCTTATCGTTACTTCGTACAAGCAATACGAAAAAATTCTTAACCTACTAGAAGATCAAAAAAGATATACAGTTAATACTAGAGCTGGATTAAAATCTAAGTCTGGTGCTGATATCTCTTTTAGTGGTGTAGAATTTATGTCAATTGACGGACCTATTGGGATCTTTCCAGAGCGTTTCGTTGAAGACGACAGAATCTACCTTCTAAATGATTCTCACATTCACATCTATCACAGACCTGACTTCGGTTGGTTTGATGATGACGGAACTGTTTTCCTACGTAAAGCAGGAGAAGACTCATACGAAGCTAGATATGGTGGATACCTCGAAACTTACATTAACCCATGTTTTCATGGTGTAATTAAGGGACTATCAGTCTAATCTAAAAGAGCGTATTCCTCCCTGACGCTCTCCCCCTAGTTCAAAAACTGCTAGGGGGTTTTTAGGGAGTTACTTGAGATTAACCAAGGAGACAACATGTTAAGAAGTATTAAATCAGGACAAAGAAAAGTAAGAATTTTATCTTTTAAATTAACTTCAGGAGAAGTTAGTGGATTAGACGCTAAAAAAGTAAGCGTAGTTGGCGGAAACATTGTATTTAAAGATGTTTTTGCATCTGCTCCAGACCTAGCGGTAGGAGTAGGTACTTCAACAGCTTCAGGTATTACTAGTCCTACAGATGGACAATTTTTAGTAATTGGATCTGACACAGCAGAAAGATACTAAGTAAACTAGCCCCTTCGGGGGCTTTTTAGGAGATATAATGTCATCTACGGATAAGAAAAAATTTAAAATTACAGAAACTAGTAAGCAAGCTAGTGTAGATATTACATCTGATAAAATAATACTACCTGCGGATTCTGCTGATCATTTACTAGTAGCTACTGTTCCAAGTGGTGCAAACGTAACTGACACTGTAAACGTAGAAGTAGAAATGTCCCCTGATGGCGAGAATTGGTGCGATGCTCTGGTAAAACAATCTGTAACTACACCAGGAAGCACAACAGCCGAAATTATAGGAAATGAACAATATGCCGACCTTACAGTTAATGATCCAGTATTTAATGGACATGGTAAAGGTTCGTTAAGTTTTGATAACTCTGGTAATACTACTGTAGAAGATGCAGGTACTAGAGATTTTATGCATCAGCATATAGAAGCCGATAAATGTTTTAATCAAAGTATGTGGATAAAAAGTAATGTAAATCCTACTACTACATATAAGCCTGTTCTATTTAGACATGGCGGATACGATAACTTTTCAAATGCAAAAACTGTTCAATTAACAGATATTATTCAAGAAGGTAATTTAAACGCAACACAAATACCTAATCAAAGTAACCCAGGATTAAAAACATCTAATGCATCAGGATCTTTTATAAATCCTTTTAAAAAATCTACAGATACAAATCCAAATAATTCTCCTAATATAAATTATGATCCAAATGATTTTAGTACCGGTATGGTTATAAGTGCTAATGTGAAGTTTAATAATTTTTCAACTTCTCCAGCTTATTCTGCTTACGAAATATTTAGAATTACTTTTGAAGATAGTTCAGGAAATCCTGCTGGGTATATTAGAACAGTATTAGCAGCTAATAGCGCAGGAAGTAGTGGAAATGGATTATTTACTCAATTTTTTGATAGTAATGGTACCAATATAGGAGAGTATAAGAGATCAGAAGGTTCGCTTTTAGATGGTAATTGGCATCATATAAATTGCCTTTACTTTAAAGAGCCTAGCGGAACTTCAACAAATATGAATTATTACTCCATAATAGCTATAGACGGTTCTAAAGTTAAACCAGGGAGTGGTGGAGTCTCAGCGCAATCTATACCTGATTATCAAAACCTTATAGTAACTTCTGTAGAAATAGGTGGAGGGGCATATAATATAGATATGGAAATAGATAATGTATGTTTTTTTACAGGATATGTAGACACAAGTACACATTATACTACTATATATAATAATAGAAAATCTCCTTTAGATAATATAGGTAATATAGGTTTAATGGAACTTAAATCTTGTTTTACAATGGGTGATGGTAATGATGACACCTCTAATGTAATACTAAAAGATATTGTAGAACCTAGTTCAGGAAGACAACTTATAAAATATGATTCTAATTCTACTGCTAATGTAGTTAGTATATCTCCTTCAGTAACAGGGTCTCCTTATTTAGCAGCACAAAAAACAACGCAAAATTTGGTTGCTGCAAATTCAGATGCCAATAGAGAATATATGAACATGACCTATAATGGTAATCTCACATCTACTACTAGGACAAGTGCTAGTTACAACGCATCTCCTTTTTATGTATCTACAGATGCTACGCCTACGCAGGATCTACCTGACCCAGCAGACGGTTTTGCACTATCTATGTGGTTTAGAAGAGTAAATAACTCTGTACCTGGCTTATATGATTGGGAATTTACTAGTCCTTTAACCCTTCACTTTACTAACGGTGCATATATCCTTATTCAATTTTTACATCAGGGAACAGGTGAGCCGAGTAATAGTAGAAGACTTAGAACTTGGTACGTAGACTCTTCAGGTAATTCTATGAGGTGCGAATACCAGAATATTCAAAGTTCACTTAACGGTTGGCACCATGTATTACTATATATAAAAGGTACAGGAACTAATGGAGCTGTAACTGTTTCCACAACACAAGCAGATAATGATATGAAACTATTTGTAGACGGTACAGAATTAGTTCCTGACGGTGCTCCTAGTGCTACGACACTAGATTCCTCTACATCTCTTACATTTGATCATATAGAATTTAGAAAAAAAAGTAGTAGTAGTTTCGACGATACCGGAGATATATATGCAATAGATAATTTAGCTTTTATTAGAGGAAGCTTAGATTCTTCAGCAATATCTTCTATAGTAGCTAA